TTAGAAACAAAATTAAAACTAGTTAGATATATGAGTAGACAATGAGGGAAATATGTCATTTGAATTAGGCGTAGGAATACGAGAACCACTTTTCTTTCTGGGTATCATTGAAGATAATGATGACCCTACATTAATGGGCAGAGTAAAGGTTCGCGCGTTTAGTATTCATGGTACAAAGGCTCAGGTTGATACTGAAGATTTGCCTTGGGCTATGGTTGCTCATGGTAACTATGATCCAAATAACTTTTTGCCTGCGATTAATTCATACGTCTATGGCATGTTTCTTGACGGTAGAGCAGCACAGGTACCAGTAGTTCTGGGGTTATTACCAACACAATTTATTGAACCGGTTGACGATACTGTCATGGGTGCGATACCAAAACGTGATGGTAAACTTCTTGCGAAAGGACATTCACCACGTGATGCTGGACAGGCACAAATGTCTCGTTTGGCAAGAGGTGAGAACATCGAAGAAACTGGTGTTGCATCACAAGAAGTGAATCGAATTGAAGGCTTTAAGATTGGTGGCACAGACAAGAATTGGAGTGAACCACAAACAGCATATGCTACAAAATACCCACACAATCGCGTCATTGAGACTGTACACCATTCAATAGAGCTTGATGACTCACCCGGTGGCGAGAGAATTACAATTCGTCACAAAGAAGGATCATATATTCAAATAGATTCAATGGGTAATGTTTCTGAAAAATCGAAAGGTGCAAGACACGAAGTCACCACGAAAAACAAATATGAAGGGACTGCAGCTAATCACATAGTAACGATTGGTGGCGATGCTCATGTTTACGTGAAAGGTAACAAGACAGAAGAGATTGAAGGGAACTACAACCTTCTGGTACACGGCAATGCGCAATTTGGTGTGGGTGGACAGATGAACCTTAACGGTGGCGATCAGATTCAAATGAGAGCTGCAGACGTAAAGATTCAGGCAAATGTCGGTACCATGGCAATTCTTGCTGAAAAAGAATTACAAGTTCAAGGTAAACAGAGGGTAAATGTGAAAGGTAATAATATATACTTTCATGCAAACCTAAATCCTCTCAGTCCACTGAGTGGCAAATTTGAGGTGTTTGCCGACACAAGTACGACATTCTTTTCGGGCTATAATATTCATATGAGATCATCGAATATGTTTATTGACTGTAATGGTTTGATTCCTGCACTTAATGGTACTGGTTTTAATGTAAGGTCCTTAACTGGTCTCTTTATGGAGTCTACTGCTGGTCCAGCACATATTAAATCAAATCTTCAAATGTCTCTGCAAGGGCTTGCAAATGTCAGCATTAAAGGTAACTCTGTGTTTATCGATGATTTGATTTCGATGGCTATGGGTCTAGCCATTCCTGCTGTATCACCGGGTGTACCATCATTTGCATTACCAACAATTAATGCAGCTGAATGTCAAATGCCAGAACCGCCTTCACGATCATCTGCACTCTCTTATATTAAATTTGAAAATACCCAGTCTACTGGTGGGTATGTTACGGCTGAGGAATAAAAATGGCATCAAATTGCATAGACATTACTGATCAGTCAAGAATGGCATCGATGTCCCTAGTTGGGGGCGTTGGTGTTGATGCAGATGGAGAATTCACTCTCAGTAAGGTGAAGCAATTCTCGCAGGAGTACGCGACTAATGTTTTACGAGATGCAGAAAGAAATCCTCTCGCTAGACTTACTAATCTTTATGGCAATGCAATTTATGATTCGTCAGATTTTATCAATGGTGTTTTCTTAAGGACAGATTATGTTGAATCTGCATTAGTTAACTACCCCGGTCTCAGTCGACGGTGGGACAAAGGTAATTTAAGTAATATCGAGGTCGCAGATTTTCTCGACCAATATAATCTTACACCGAATGGACTCACTACCAAGGCCAATGTAAACTATAATGGTCTCTTAAGAGACTTAGACGCGTATTATCAGGCATCATTTTCTGATAGTATTCTGGGTGGTTTTTGTAAATTGGTACCTCAGGTATTTGGTGCGATTGATGCATTCTTTGATACGTTGGTTGCAATTGACGATGCCATTACAAAGATACTTTCAAAATTAAGAAATCTGGACGAGGCAATAAATCAACTTGCACAAAAGGCTACGATAGAATTTTTAATGGGTGAAATTAAAAAGCTCATTAAGGAATTGATTAAAAAAGTATTCGAAGAGGTAAGGGCATTAATCGAAAACTTTAATATTATGGATATTATCGGTGACATTCAAACCTTTATTCGCGAAGATATTGTTAAAAGCATTGTAGAGAAAAAAGAAAGAGCTTGTTTGCTTTTAAACGAAGATAAACAGAAAAATGTAGAGGACGAAGCTGAAGGTCTTATTGACTATATTGCTGGACTTTTTGAGAACCCTGCACTCGAAGAAATCGAATTTATGATTATGAGATTTTGTGCATACGCTACTAATATTGAGGCTCTCATTAAGGATGTTAACCAACCACTTGCTGATTATTCCAATCGTTATAGGAAGGTCGTTGATCGACTCAAGGCTATCTCTAATCTGAATACATCTACAGCAGTGCGAAACGGTGGCATTCGATTGTCGGATGAACGCAAGAAAGACATAATAAATAGTATGGAACAGAAGTGGGATTCGGCAGAGGGTACGAACAATCCACCACCTCCGACTGTCAAAGAATATTGGGGTTTACCCAATTGTAAGGCAGTAAAAAATGGGAGCGACACTAGGGTCAAAATATCCGGTGACTGGGTAGATCCTGAAGTGTTAGGTCTTGAAGGTTGGGTAAACGTAGATTTAGATGCAAAGGTCTATCTAATGCGTTTACAGAAAAAGGTTGGTGGACAAATGAATGTCCTAGCTGGGTGGAGAACTGAAGAATATAATAAAGAAATAGGTGAGTCTCCCGAATCGCCACACTTAACTGGGATTGCACTCGATGTAGAAATTGCGGGTGATCCTGACGAATGGGTTAAGGCTGCATATGAAAGTGGTTTTGGTTATGCAAAGGTACAGGGCAAGCACATACATTTAGATTTAACATCAAGACCGAGGCCAGAATAAATGACAGTACAGGTATATACGCCGAGAACAAAAAAACCTGTTCTCTATTCTGATATTCGAAAAGATTTGGCACTCAGCCCAATCAGTTCGGACATTGCTGTATTGAAGGATGAGGACTCGGTAAAAGAGGCAATCAAGAATTTAATCTTAACAGATCCGGGCGAACGTTTGATGCAACCTTACATTGGTGGTGGCATCAGAGCTTTACTTTTCGAAAACATCACCCCCGGTCTCATTAAGATAATCGAAGACAGGGTAACAACCTGTATTGAAACATACGAACCTAGATGTGAATTAATCGATGTGACAGTATCGTCAAATATCGATGATAATACAATTGGCATATTAATAAGATTCTTTGTGCAGAGCCAACAACAGCCAATAACACTTAACGTTATTTTAGAAAGGATAAGATAAGATGGCAAATCCTAAGACACCAATCACAGAACTCGACTTTGATGGTGCCAAAGCGCAACTCAAACAATATCTGAGAACGCAGACTCAATTTAAGGACTACGATTTCGAAGGTTCGAATATGAGTGTGCTTCTTGACGTCTTGGCATATAATACATTTCAGAATAATTTCTACACGAATATGGCCATCAACGAGATGTTTCTTGATTCTGCTGTATTGAAAAATTCAATTGTATCTCATGCAAAAGAGCTCAATTATTTACCAAGATCACGAAAATCTGCCAAGGCTGTAGTCAATGTCACCATCGTAGATACTGCTGAAACTGCACAGACGATTGAGATTCCAAGATTCACTGATTTCTCGTCAAATTATCTCGGTGAAAATTATAATTTTGTTACAGATCAAACTTATGTCGCGAGACGAGTATCTGTAGATCCTGCTGCTGGTGTTGGTGAGGGTACATTCGTTGTTGAAAATGTAGAACTTTTCGAAGGGCAAACACTCACAAGTTTTCAGAGAGAAGGCTTTATTATTGATGCAGATGGAAAACTCAGAGTACAATTAACTAACGACAATACAGATATTGATTCGTTGGTTGTCTTTGTTGATGCCGAAGAAACAGAAGATAAGAATATTTTCATTCGAGCAAATTCAATATTCGGTATCAGACCAGACGATAAGGTTTTCTATGTAGAGGCTTATTTCGATAATTCATATGCAATTTATTTCGGTGGTAATCAATACGGCATACAGCCAGAACCATTCGAAGATGTAAGAGTTCAATATCGTATCACATCTGGTGAAGAAGGTAATGGAGCATTTAGTTTTAGTACCGGTTTCAGAGATGGCGAGATTAATGTTGAAACTGTATCATCTGCACAAGGTGGGCTTGAAAGAGAATCACTTGACAGCATTCGATATTTTGCTCCAAAATCATTGCAGATTCAGGATAGAGCAGTAACGACAAAAGATTACGAGATTCTATTACAACAAAGATTCCCCGAAATTACGGCAGTATCTGCATATGGTGGTGAAGACCTCGATCCACCTCAGTTTGGTCGAGTGGCAATATCAGTATTCCTACAAGATGATGCTCAACTTATCTCAACGACTCTTGCAAATACATTCATTGAATATTTAAATGAAAGAAGTCCTTTAAGTATCGAACCAGTCTTTGTACAGACACAATTTTTATATGCTGATGTTCATGCAAAAATCAGTTACACTGGTAAATTATCTGAGAAAACACCACAAGAATTTGAGGTGATGGTGAGAAATGCCATTCAAACATATTCAAATAATAACCTAGAGCAATTTAATGCGACATTGAGAGCATCAAAACTTGCATCTAGTATTGATGTATTAGATACGGCAATCGAAAGTTGTCAACTTGATATCAGACCAATAATTCAATATTCTCCGGTATTGAATGTTGCTTCAAATCCACGATTTAGATTTGAAACTAAATTAACAAAGCCATATCCCTTTAGATTAACAAATGGATTTAATGATTATAAGCCCGCAATTAAGAGTAGTGTTTTTGATACTACGGGTGGTGTTTGTGTATTCATTCAGGATGATGGTGAAGGTAAATTGCAACTGGTAACTGATAATCTTACTAATCCACAGATCGTCAATCCAAGTGCTGGTACTGTTGATTATGAAACTGGAGATGTTCGACTTTCCAAACTTTTGGTGGAAGGCTACCCAGGTCAAGCAATTAAGATTATGGCCAAGACCGATACCGACGACATTAAATCACCGACCGGTCGTGTGTTTATCATTCGTGATTCTGATGTAAGATTTAGTGCCACACGCGAGGATAATGATGCGTATGGCTCACTTGATGGCAATATCAGTAGAACTTCAACGACTACATACTAGGAACCTCTCTGATGGCGGTTATAGAAAATAATATATCGTTCTTCATCCAGTCACACTTTCCTGCAATCTACAGGGAAAATGGTGAAGAGCTCGTTGAAC